TGATGCCGATGCCGAGGAACACGACCACTGTACCCGTATTGATGATGCGGTACTGATTTGCACCCGCAATCGTTGAATACGGCGCAACCTGAACGGGATTAGGCGCAGTCGTGCTTGCCGTGAAGGATGATGTGTTGCCAAGTGGCGTAAATGCGTTTGTACTCATGTTGGTTCCTGTTATGCCAAGCCTTGCTGCGTCAAGTTGATTAACTGTACGTTAGCAATGGTTAAATAATCTGTGGTTGACGGCGGGCTAAAAATCCCCGATGTGTTTCCAAAATCTAACCTTAAAAAGTTAGCAAACTTGTTGCCACCAGACCTGATTGTAAACACTTGATAAAACTGCCCCGCCGGATAATTTGTTTCCCCTCCGATTGGGCAGGTCAAATTAAAACCACCAAAATTTGAATTGGTGATTCCAGCTAACCCACTGTATGAGCCGCTATTATTCCAGCAAGCAAGCCTGAAATCAGCAAGAGTTCCGTTTGCCATGTTCGGCTGCCACTTCACTTGAAATCTTAACAACATCCTGTCGCCGGTATTTGTTACTACGTTATAAGACCCGCCGTTATAAGTGTGTGTTCCATCGCCCTTTAACTGCCATGCGTTGCCGCAATAATTTTGCGCATTTACACCAGCAAGAATTGACGGTGTTGGCGCATACGGCGTTTTGCCTGTCCCGTTTTCAGTTCCAGTTGAAGGACTGATGATTGTTGACATTGCTGTCGTACCGGGGGTATCCCACTGATTTGAGTAAGAAGATACGGTATTGATCGTTCCAGCAAAATTTGTAAAGTTAGGGTCTAGGTTGTAATTGATATTTGAGTTTACAGTTGCAGAAAACCCTGAACCTGTACCGCCAACGCTAGCAGCGGCAACGCTCATAACGTCCCCATTAACATATCCAGTGCCGCCATAGTTAATGTCAACAGTGGCAACGGTGCCGCCAATTATATTAAATGTTGCTTTTGCGCCAGACCCCGTGCCGCCCGTCAACGAAACATTATAATAAGTTCCGTTTGTATACCCGCTGCCGCCGCTTGTTTTTGTAAGTGATGCAATCGAGCCTATATCAGATGTTACAGAAACAAGCCTGTTTTCCTGTCTCAAATAAGCAAGAATACCTTGATTAAGCGCATATCCAACTAATCCCGCACCAATTCCACTTAAATGCAAATCGTTTGCAGCCGCTTGATACGTTGAAGATGCCCACAATCCAGTGGAGCCGCTAGCTACTGCTGAATATGCGTCACAAAGCGGCAAATTGTATTTAACGGCAAGCCTGATAATGCCTTGATTTAACCGCTGTATTGTTGAAGGGGCGAGCTGGTTTGGCGTAACCGTCCACGCAATTGGAATAATGTTGTTGGAAAGCAGCGAAACATACGCCTTTTCAAGATTGGCAAGTGTTGTAGAAATAGAAAGCCCACTACCAAAATCGTTGGTTCCAGCAAGAACCAGACACATATCTGGCTTGCCGTAAGATGTTGACAAGCCAAATGTATTTTTCAAATACGTTTGAAATCCGTATAGCGCATTTAAGCAACTAACTGAATTAGCCGGATCACAAATTGTTGCTGATGTTGCCCCACTGCATCCAGCCGTGTATTCAAATGCTGACCAAGCGTATCCAGACCTTAATGAGCCATGCAGCAAAGGACTCAACATGCTTTGAGCGCCATTCGTGCCGACATTAGTTCCATTTAAGTAGCTATTTGCAATTGTTGTTGATGAAGGCACAGCAGAACCGGCGTTAAGATCGGTAAATGTCATTCTCGATACAAATGAATCACCGATAGCAGAAACCGTAAGTGGCGCATACGAGGAATTAAACCCAACTGAGCTTACTACCGTTCCAGAACCCAATCCCGATGCTGTCTTTAACATATCTATCTCTTAATTCGTTGAGCCACGGTATGTAACGAAGTTGAATACCGGCGCTTCTGTTAACGTGCCGACCCTGCACTCAATCGTAACCTTGAACGACCCCGCTGATGACTGCGTATAAGCGAGGTAGCTATTTGAACCCGTCTGCTGCGTGACAATTACACAATCGTTTGCGCCGATGCTTGAGTTTGTAACAACAAACGTAGATGCTGTATTCGTACCGGGTGCGCTGACAAGCTGTATCGTGCCGGTAGGCGTGTTGATTGTTACACCTGTCGTTCTGCTGCCGGACTGCACAACCGTGCTGCCAGTTGTAGGGCCATAGCCGTGTTTACCGGCATTATCTGCGTACCAGCGGACTTGTCCGTCGCCGTCGGATAGAACGATGTAATTGCTTGATGTTCTGAGGTCAAGCGCACCTAACTGACCAGTAAACCCGCCAACAAACGTATTCTTTGCGCCGGATGTAACGCCCCAGCCAGAGTAGTAACCAACAAACGTATTATATGAACCTGTTGTCTGCACTCCGCTAACGTATCCGACCAATACGTTATATGACCCAGTTTGTGAATTGCCAGCATTAACACCGTAAAAAGTGTTATTAGTGCCGGTTATCGTTGTTGACCCAACAATCATCGACGACCCGTTTAGTTTCATGGAAACGCCGTTGATCGTCACACCGGCAAGATCGGATACAGTCCCACCAAGAACAACCGGCGTTGTACCAATCGTTATCGGCGTAGCAAAGTTCTCGTCCAGTTGCGATAACTGAAGCGGCGAAGTCTTGTCGTTAAATGTGTTGATTGACATTAGACTAGTCCTGCAAAGTTATAGGGGAGGTGGGGCATGGTTATCCAATCCTTATCCACTTAAATCCAGCTTGCCCGTAGTAGTATGTAAAAGACGACCCCGCAGTAGCAGAAACATTAGCGGGGACGGTTCGACCTTTTGGGTCAGTAAAAGTAATCGTCGTAATCGCGCCAGTGCAACAAACTTTAAATATTTGAGGATTTAACGCGCCGCCGCCAGCCAAATCTACATAAGCAGGCAGGGCCACCGTCAAAGTCCCAGCTAATGCACCATCTAAAATCAACACTTCTACCCCAGTTGCAACCGTTATAGTGCCTGTGACCGAGCTAGTGTATTGAATTACAGGAGGGTTAAAATTCCATGTTTTGTTGAGCGCAAAATCCCTGCAACGATTCCATTGCGTGTCTACACCAAGTGCGAAGGTATAGTTAGATGCAGTAAAAGAATGATCATCAAACTGCGTGCCTTGCCCAGCGTCATAGATGTACCCAATTGTTTGCCCACCTATAAATTTAGTGAACGTAGCGCCGCTAGCAATATAATTATTATTTGTTACGTTAGAAAAAAAACAACAATTATAATAGTTTGTGTTAAAAGCGGCTTTTACATAGTTGTCGTATGTGGTGTTTGCTTCAAGGTCAAAATTAAAAAACGAATTTCGTTCGCATTTATCGCCTGTCGCATCGTTACCTATCTCAAGCCCTGTTGACATGCCTTCGCTTGTTCCCCCAAACACTTGAGTGCCAGATGCCTTATGTATAAGCTGCAACCCTATGCCAGTAGAGTTATTTTCTAGAATAGGGCTATATATATTGGTTGCCGCGCTAAAGTAGGCTCCATATCCACTTGCTTGCACTGCATCTATACTCATGTGTACAGATGGCATGTAATACCCTGAGTCCATATTTCCTGAAATAACAGGCATATAAAATTCATTCAAGACACCAAAATTCTGGTGAATGCCGTATTGTGTTACCCCGCGCACCCTGATCCGGTCAAATTTTGATCTGTTGACACTGCGAAGCCACAGTCCTTTTTGTGTGGTTGTGCCGTTACCTTCAAGAATAAATGGGCCAATATCCAGATTTGTTTTACCGACAGTCCCGGACGTTCCGGCGTCAAAATACATCACAGGGCCAGCTCCAGTGCATCGCAATACAGTATCAGGAGTGCCTTTCAAGATCATGTTGTCCTGATTCCAGCCAGAAGGCGCAGAGGTGTAAGAATAAACCCCCGGAGGGAAATTATAAGCAACGCCTTCCGTCCACGTTATAGCCGTATCCCAGCCTGTCCAAGGACTTCCTGTTGTGCCGCTACCGCTTGTTGCGTATGCGCTAACATTTACATTTACTGCAAATTGATCCACTAAGGTGGTGCAATAAGCAAAATTATCGTCCAATTCCGATAGCGGAAGCGGCTGTGTTGCAGTGCCAAATGTGTACGGAACGGCCATTAGAACCTCGTTCTCAGCTCATGCTCAAATTCGAATGTATTGTAAACCAATGCGGCAGAATTAGTCTGCGCAGTCAATCCGATGTATTTACCCCACATCTGGGCATCGGACTTGTACAGGAAATAGGTCAATCCGTATTTTCCATCCCAGTTAATCACGGCATTGCTGTTGTTCAGCCACGGAATCGTATTCGTTGAAGACTGAGGGATTGGCGAAATCCACGGCAGTACCTGAACGGGAATATCTACATATTCCGTAAGGGCAATGGTTACGGTGTACGAAGTGTCTGCGGCAAGGCTGAATGGATTTCCAGTCCATACCCACGATGCCGTTGTAGGGCCGCTTGACCCCCAAGAAAAAGTAGAAGTAGACGCTAATATCGTGATGTTATTTATTGTAACGGAATAAACAAACCCGCTTGTCGGGTTTCCATTTGGGCAGTTAAGTTCAAGCCAAAATGACTGGCCTGATAAAGTTGTTTGTTGAAAAAAGCTAACCAGCGTATCAGCCTTTACCCCAACTGACGAAAATGATCCAAAGTCACCAAAATAAAAATTACCCGTTGCAAACCCGATTGCCGAAGTATCTGGATCATAAACGGCTGATTTTGCACCGAGCGTAGCCACCAATCCCGGCGAAGTTTCCCACACAGCGGTCTGCGCAGAACTGTTTTGCCATGACTTTTGGGAAAAGTCAGCGTACCACGCTACCGGCGTTTCAGCCTGAAGCGTAACCGTGTTGCTGGACGTACTTTCGGAATCTACGGTGACGTATAGCGGGAATCCGGCATTTTCGGATGCTTCAATGCCAAATTTGAGTGCCTGCTTGGTGCGGATCGGGTCGCCCATCGGCAGCAGCGCAGTCTGGACGTAACTGGCAACATTGGACGTAGTATCCGCAAACAGTTTGTACAGCTTTTTGCCGCTTTCGTAGCCGTAAAGGTTCGATTTGCCGCCAACGGGTGATGACGTAATAAGCGTCATGTCCGTAGAGGTAAATTTCTGGCTGGTTAGGAACCATTTTTTGTCAAAAAAGACGGCCTGCAAATATCTACTGGACGTTCCACCGCCACCTGTGCCGGTATATTTGAAATTGAAGGCCGCACATAAAATGTTGTTTATCAGCACCTGACCACCCGTAATAGGGGCAGTAAAGTCAATAAATGGGAAAATTCCGTCTAGGGAATCGCTCACTTTGGTCGTTGTCGAGCCGACCAGCGCATACACGCCGTAGTCGTTCATGAACAACAGCGACCTGAAGTACGGGAATATCGAATAGGGCCGCTTTGACCCCACCGATGCGCTGATATTGGTATTCGTGAATATCGTCGTGCCTGCCGTGGTGACGCGCACATCCGAAATCACGTTAATGCTGTCGTCCCCGAACAGGTATAGGAAATTGTTAGCAGAAATGATCTGCGTAATGTTGCCGTGCAGGGTCGAGTCTGAAAGTGCCACGCCACCGGCTGAAAGGCTTGTAAAATCGCTTACAGACGAGGGAGCTGTGTAGTACACATTCCGGCCTGCCGCAATCCAGACGCGACCTGAGAAGCTCGCAACGCCCGTATTCTGGTCGGTTGACACTACCGCTGTCGCAGTCGCATTTACGTTGGCACCACCACCCGAAATACTAACCGTGACGTTAGACGCATTGGTATACCCAGCCCCGTGATTGGTCATGATGACCTGCGTCACCTGACCGCCGGAGATGATAGCCGTGCCGGTAGCAGGGGTGGTCGGGCTGTCACCGCTGATACTGACAACGGTGTTGGCTGCGTTGGTATATCCAGACCCACCAGAAGTAACCGAAACCGTCAGCGTGCCGGTTGCAAACGTGAGCAATTCAGACGTAGCCGCAGCATTAGCACCGCCACCACCGCCGGAAAACGTCACTGACGGCGGGCTGGTATAGCCAGACCCCGCATTAGTCACCGCAATCGCAGTTACAGAGCCGGTATCAATGATTGCCGTAGCTGCCGCGCTACCGCTGCTAAATGACACGCTGGGAACTGTGGTATAGCCCGATCCGGGGTTGACAATGCTGATGGCAACAACGGCACCGCCTGAAATGGTTGCAACAGCCGTTGCGCGAGTGCCGGGATAAGGCGGCGCACTCAGCGTTACTACGGGCACAGTCGTATAGCCAGAGCCGCCTGAACTGATTGTAAAGCCGGTAACCTGCCCAGCCGTCTGCGTGATCGAGCAGATAGCCGTTGCCTGAACGCCCCCAGTTTGGCTAGGAGCGCCAATCGTGATAATCGGTGCCACCGTATAGCCTGACCCCGGATTCGTGATGCCAATGCGTCCTATTGAGCCTACAGACACAAGATTGGCACCGTCCCATGTGAAGTAGCCCTTTACAGGGTCAACAATGCACAGATATTTGTTTTTCCAGTCGCAGACCTGAAACTGAGTCGTGGTGCCGGTTGAAAAGGTGCCAGCAGCGGCAAGTGTGCCTTTGGTATTGCTGCCAAGGTCAACGTATTCAGCCGATCCGTCTGACTCAAAGGCGATCAGGTAGTCTTTTTGGTTGATACTAGAGCCAAATAGCCCCACAACTGTGCTAGTGAACGTAAATGAGCCGATTTGCGAGTAGGTAGGAGTGACTTTCAAGTTAGAAAAGCCAATCGGCATCACATTTTCAAGCCAAGAAAACTCATCTTCATCAATCGCAGTTCGGTTGGCCTTAGTATTCAGCCCTTTGAACTGCTTGATGACTTGATACGCTTTCTTTTGCTCTGCTGATGCCATAATCAGAACGGTAAGGTATACGGATTAGGGATACGGCGGGTAAACGTGGTCGTCAAGACAGACTGAGCCTGCTTGATGTATTCCTGCTTGTAGATTTCAGCCTCACCAAAGCTCTGTTCGTAGTACTTGGCAAGGTAAGCCGCATAAAACTTCACTGGATTGGTGTACGGGTCTTGAATCTGGTCGGTTTCCGTCGATACCAGCGGGGTCGGCATGATGATGGTGTCAAGCTCAATGGCGTACACCTGATCCGGCACCGGCGCAATGTAAATCTGGCTCTGACCAAACACGCTGAACGCAACGGGACGACCGATGTAGTTCTGCCAATATCTGAGACTGGCGTTGAAGTCCGTCCATGCCATATATCTCATCGGAATACGGGTGTTGCCCCAATACAGGTTGATGTTCAGCACATCGAGGGTGTTAGACCCCTGTGGCAGGGCAGCAAAATTGATGATTTCAGACGGTCCAGCGTATTGCAGCGTAGCCGTGCCGTTAGTAAACGATCCAGATGGCGGGTATGCACCCGATGATGCTGGATACGGGGGTGAGGTTGAACCTGTCACGCCGCCGGTAATGACTTTGTAGATAAAGATGTTGCTGACAAGGTAGTCGCCAGCAGCAACAGCCGTATTTGAAGTCCAGAAATATGGATTTGTACCCCCTGAGACGGGGGTACATGGCACTTGCGTTACTTGTAGGGTTCTAAGGCAACCAGTATCACGGACTACTCGTTGCCTTGCGGAGTTGATGTAGTCGGTTAACTGGCTGTCACTGTAGAAATTAGCATTGGCATCATGCAGGAGCCTTCTGACTTCTGTAATGTAGCCTTGTAAAGTTTGTGACATCGAAAACCCATAGACTTAGAAACTAACTACATCGCCCCAAACGGTAATGTCGCAAGTGTTGGAGTTACCGGCAACGACATTAACATTCACGTACAGTGCTGAAGTGTTGTATCCACTCACAACAGCATTTCCTGAAATAGTAATGTCCTGATACGTTCCAGCCGCACTTATAGAGCTAAGTGCGGTATTTGCCGTAAGCAGTACGCCATTAGAGCTATTTTGTCCGACGCTGATATATGCAGATGCCAAACTACCGCTTGGATTTTGCACAGTGATACGCCGAATAATAACGCTACCGCTACCAACTACTGCATTTGCATTAGTCAGCCCACCCGAAAGGATTGGCACAACATAAGCATTTGCAGTTGCAGTATTTAACGTAACTGCGCGAACAACACCGATTCGAACATTACTGAACGAATCGGCTGTAAATTGACTTACTGAATCAACGCTGGACATGGCCTACTCCTTAGCTAGTAGCAAAGGCAGACTGAGTAACCGATGTACCACCATTCGGGCCATACAGAGTGACTGTAATAGCAGCCGAATTAGTTGAGTTTGCCTGAAAGTTCACACCGTCTGACATGATAAATACAGCGGTGTTTACTGGAGCAATGTTCACCCAAGTCAACGACGAAGCGTTGTTTGAGGTGTTCATCTGAACTACTACGTTAGTAGTCACAGGCATTTGCCAAAGACCAGCAGGAATGGTTACAGCAGTACCAGCACCAGTGGTAACGGTTGCTGGTTGCAGATACGCACCGGCTGTACCCGTTACGGCATTAGCACCTGCTAATGGAATCTTATTACTAGAGAGTGACATTCTGGTTTCTCCTTAGAGCGAAATACTGTTAAAGCCGGTTACGCGAGTGCAGGATTTTGGCTTTGTGCAAACCATTTCTGCAATCATCAGGACGGCACCTACATAACCAATCTGCCAGTTCGGGAGAGTGGACTCAAAACCTGTAAACGCAAACGAACCCTGCTCATGGATATACAGAGACAGGTAGTTGGTGTTCAGGAAGTACACAGTACCTTCTGGGCAGTACGGGTCTGGATAAATTGGCACACCGGCAACCATCAGAGCGCGGAAGCCGCTTTGTGGGCCGTTAGCATCGCCATCAAAGCCGTGACCCGGAGTGATGACATACTGTTCCTGACCCACATAGTCCTGAGCCAGCAACGTCCAAGTACCAAAGCCGCACACGCCAAAAGTCGGCACTTCAGCAGACTTCTTAACAGTACCAGAGATGTACTGAAGCATGTTCTGACGGGTTGGGTTGACGTTACCAGCGGTATATGAACCAGACTTCCACCAAGCATTGGCGGTTACGCTTCTGTCGATACCACCGTAGTTACCACCACCGGCTGGGTTGCTGGCTGAAATAGCGGCAGGCAGACCAGTAAACTGCTGATTGTTAGCAGCGGTATTGTTGTACAGCGAATAAGTCATGCCATCCATCATCACGTTGGTCGCATCGTTCATACGAGCTTCGATCAGAGGGATAATGGCGGCATCGTTCTGAACTGCGCCTTCCATGCCCAAGAATGGGACCGGAGCAATCATCAGCTTCAGGTTGAACTCAGCGTTGTAAGCACCCTGCTGGACTGAAGGCTGGTTGAACGAACCAGAGTAGTCAGACCACTGAGCATTCACGAACTGTGAACCCTGAACAGGAACGGTTACAGACGATACACCGCCTGAAGCCTGTT